AGGGGAAACTCCATATTGCGCCCGCTAAGGATTTCTAAAACTTTTCGCCCGATAGGCTCAGCGTCAGTGCTCGAGATTTCGAAGCGAGGCAATCCTTGTCAGGCAATCCTTGTCAACACCACCCTCAAATAGCCTCAAAATTTACTCCCGAACGATAGATCATCCGAAAAAGAGACGGGGTACAATCGCCGCACCATCAATCCGGTCGAATCCCCTCTGGCCGTGGGACCCCCCCTGCGCAAGCTCCGGGGACCCACGGCCAGAGGGGATTCGACCTCTCACTATTGCATGCCGCACACCAGGTAGACCGAGCTCCAATGCACCCTGCATACCGCCTACGTTATGTTCCACGTGAAACACTTTTTTTGTTGCACCCTGCATTTTTCTCTTGCATTACGCATTATTGTGCTATAAAGAAGATAAAACAGATTGATAACAACAACAAAGGAGACCAACAAATGGAACAAATCACAGAATGCCCCTCGCAAATACAAGAAGCTTTGATCGAATCTGGATGGATCAAAAACAGTAAAAACCTTTGGGACCACGCATTAATAGGTGGATGCACATGGATTCAAGCCGCAACGCACTGCATATGGTTTTATGGTGAAAAACATTGAACTGGAGACAACAATGGAACAAACATCAATGACACCCACAAACAAAGCCTTCGAAAGTCACTGCACAAAGCTCGGCATGAACACAAACAGCCAAATAGCCGATGCTTTTGGAGTCAATCCCTCAACAGTAAGCCGATGGATATCAGGCGAAACACCACTACCAACATGGGCCAGCAAAATTTTGGTATATCTGGAATCGGCAGTGGAACAAAGAAACAAAGCCATATCCTGGCAACGCAAATACCAGGACATCACAGGAGCACTCCAAACATTTAAACGAGCACTGGAGAACGTATAATGGAAAACATGATTGAAAAAGTAACAGGACCATTCACAGGATCAATCGACCCCGCGCATGAATATATACGCCTTCATTTCACTCCAGATAAAGAAGGTAGAAAACGAGGCTTTATTTCAATCGCCGCAAACGAAGAAGACGCACGACTAAGAAGCCTATTCGCTCTTTACAGACCACAAGTAACTAAACCGCAAAGATTGGAGTAGTCAAAATCTGAATCATGCATTGCGCAATGCACACCCGGGCAGCTCCGCCGACATGCATTGCGCAAAACATCCAGGCCAGCGCCGCCCCGATCCCCCTGCCCATACAATGCATACAGCATCTACAACCCACCCTCTAAACTCTTCTCCGGTCCAGCAACCTTCACCAACCCAACACGTTTACACACCGTCTTGAGCTCCCCCCCGCTCATAACAACCACACATCCATCTTTAGCCTCCAACACCTGATAATCTCCAATGAGACTATCTAAAGGCACCAAACCACCCCCCGCCGCCTGACACCATACGGCATTACCCAACACAGAGGCCAGAGAGTAAGAATCGAATTCTCCCCGCCGCCTCGCAACCGCCTTGTCCTTCACTCCCTCCAATTGCTTCGAGACCTCTACTCGTTTCTCTACCACAGCTTTTTCCTTCTGTGGTTGCTTCCCACCGGCCATATCAGTGAACGTTCCCGACGCCCGTTTCACCGCATAACCCAACATTACGAACGAAGCCACAAAAGCCACAATCACCATCAACAATAACCTCGACTTTTTTTGAGGAGCAGAAGCCGTGTCAAAACTCTTATAAGCCGCAAAAACCATTTTTTTCTTCGGCAGCCGCTCGGGCAATCTCCAATTTTCTCCACCGGCCAGGTGCGCATAAACAAAATGATCAATAATCGAGCTTTTCTTTCCCACCACCTCACGCTCAGCCAATTGCCGGAAATGTCGCGCGATCATAGTTTTATGCTGACAAATGAACCACACGTCTTGACCCTCGTGCCGATGCCAGGTCGCCCACGCTTTTTTAACAGGATCTCGAGAATCGAAAATATTTTGAGCTTCATCCACGATCAGCAGAACCGGACGGCGAGGAGCCCCCCCGGGATGACAACCAAACTCGTCTTTAGCCGACTCGCATATAGCATGCTGCACCTCCTTTGTGAAAAACTCATCCGCCTTCGACTCATCCCACGCCCTCAGGTACCGTCCCTTCTCCCCGAAATTCTCAGGCTTCAAACCGTCGATATTATGATATACTAAATACTTATCCAGCACATCCCCGATCATCAGTTGATACATGGCATAGTAGCTCTTACCACTACCGGGAATCCCTGTTATTATAGTAATTGCCATCACTTAACCTCGATCAAAACTCATGCCAGCCATTGGTATCATTTGGTTACAAACCCAACCGACCCAAAATCATACACCGTTATAATCCGCATTCGACCGTACAGCCTTCAAATCGTTTCCCACCCCTTGACACGTTTAAAGGCCAATCTCGTGCATTACAGAGGCATATCATTTATATCTACCTAACCCCATTTACCAACGCAAAAACGGAATTTTCTTCAACGTCCACCTCAGCAATACACATGTAACCATCCAAGATACTATCTCTCCAACCCGCAGTTTATTGCAGAAATACGCCCCTAATTGAGTCACGGAACCAAGATCAAAATTTTGTACAGCTCCAGAAGGCACAGACACCGAACCCGCCGTATCAAGTGCAAACTGCATCACTTCCTCCGCTATTTCAACAACCAAGTTGTACAGCACAACAACCAAAATAACCTTCAAAAACAATCCGCCAATAACCGTCTTCCAACTACCAAATAGCACGCTGAAAGCACTCCAAAGAAACCCAGCAAACGCAGTAAACAAGGCACCCATATCACCCCCTGAACAACCAAATCAGCCAATACGCAGAAAATATCGAATACATAATATTCCCAGCCAGAGCAAGCCACGCACCAAGGCCTAAACCAAGAATTGTATCATTTTCCAAATTCAACACCACCTGAAACGATCCGCCTGTCAGGCGAGGCAACGTAAAATTAACAACTGGTGATCCCGTACCAATAGTCAAATGATAGCCAGTCAACCACGATACCATCGGCAACCCCTGAAGCGACGAATAAAACCAATCGAGCTTCACACGCAAGCTCTTCTTCTCAGGAACCTCAGGATCGGGCTCACCAACCACTGACGGTACAGCCATCGACCCCCAATTAACCACATTTACAGACGTCACAGACGCCGGCGGATCAGTTACATCATCACCCGGTACCTGTCCTAAATCCCCAGCCAATTTATTTTTGTCCGAATCACTCACGGACTGATTCACCGACTGTTGAACCTCCCCCCCTTGCACCCCCCCAAACGGAGCACTATTACCAGTCGAGCTATACGGCGTCGAAGCGTCATGAGAATTTGACAAAAAATTACATAAAATATTATCAATAGCATCAGCCATCCCATTAACCGCTGCTGTCTGAGCATTTATTGCCTCCACCAACGCTTGCTCAATTTCACTGGCGGGCACGGGCACCCAGCCATTTGTAACCCATTCAGGGTTTGAAACAGGACGCAAATGATAGTCACGCACCTGCACTCCAGAAACCCCATTGCAATACTGGGGAGGCCAATATCCCAAAAAATGTCCGGTCCAACCTGGAACCGCAAAACCGCTTCAGGACGCCGGAGCTCTGCCTGCAGCCGCCGCAATACAACCATCTATCTCCTGCGCACTGGTCTGATAAAGCGAGAGCCCTGCAGGACACGCCTGCGAACTCAAATCCGGTGCCGGAACACCCTCTGCCAACACCCAACCTGTAGCATTTTTTTGCAAAACACCTGGAGCCGGATCCGGCTGCCATCTATACGCCCGCTCCGCCATCCAATCCCCAAAATACGACAATCCAACGAGCAAACCGGCCTCAATTGCAACTCTACCAATAACCTTGTATTTAGCCGGTCCTATAGCTAACGACACCCACCTATCAGCCGTCCTGACAACACCCCCCACACTCGCCTGCTGAACCGCTTTGGCAGTCACGTTTCGCACGATCGTACCCGCCTGGTACCCCCAGCGCTCCCCACTCGTACCATATACGGCCCGATAGACCTCCGGATCAGGCCACACAACAGTCACCTGCGCATCAACTGATGACCCCAACAACAAAACCATCAGACTCGCATACCAGACGACACGCCCAGGGCGAAACAGAGGCTGGAGACAATACCGTCCAGCCCGTAAAGCAGCCCCTGATAGTGATACAACTCCAAATCCAATTCCTGAGCCTCGACCGGCCCGGAAAAGAGAAAAAATGCGACAAACAACATCCAACACATCAACACCTCCCGTCCCTTGCATCGCACAGCGGCAAGATACGCAAAACAAAAAAGGCGCTCCCAACAAAGAGAGCGCCCCGATATGGGAAAGCAAGCCATCCTCAACCCACAAGTACGTTGTTGCACAACGCCCCTACTACTACCGACCCCAGCCCAACAACTTCGCAACTACGCGATATCCCAGATAACCCACGGCCAGCGTCAAAATGGCAGTGGCCGCCGTGCCTGCGACCGTAAAATCAAACGTAGGAGCCGTAACGGTAAACGGCACATCAACCGCGCCAACGGTACCAGCCATCAAAAGAACTGCCAACATGACCAACAAACTCAACTTTTTCATCTCATGCCCCTTTCGTAATGATCTTGACCAAAAACCCGATGAAAACACCGATCAGGTAACAACTGAACGGAGTTTGAAACATGGCGTTGAAAATGGCTTGCCCTTCCTCCGGAGTCATGACTACTTCCCGCCCTTCACAAACTGATCTACCACACTTTTATTGCTGCTCTTGACCTCACCCACCTCTACCGATTCCGCGCCATTGGGTGTTGCAGCACAACTGCCAAGATTTAACTTCCCCACTCCAATCAACCTGGTCGCTCCCCAATAGAGCGTTGCAGAGCTCCCTCGATCCGACTGAAATACACCCGCGGTCACCTCCAGTTGAATTTCCTTGCCCACAAACTCATCCCACTTGATAGGCGCACATCCCTGGGGAACCGGAATACTGTCCTTCACGTCGATCAATTTGACTTTCGGCCCGCCATTACTCAAAATCTGCAACTTCTTTGAAACTCCACGGTCCCCGGTCTGCTCAAACCAGTTCACAAGCGTTCCATTCAACATCAACATACCCACACCTCCTTTTCAACGCACACAGACATTACCATCAGTGGCGAAATCCACGTGCTTTTCAAACATGCACCGAACACACTCGGCCCCCGCCAGGCCCTCACCACGACACTCACCAATGATAAAATCCTCGCAGGTCGAACAACTCATCACCTCAAGCTGCCCTTTCCCCTTATTCTCAGGCCAAGACCAGGCCCGCCCGAAATGCATCAAAACAACCGTACTCAGAGCGTCCTGAAACCAATCCGACTCAGCCATAACCACATCTCCTTTTATGCACACGGCATCACACCACCACGCCGATCCCCCAAGCGCCGAACCTTTTTACGTGCGCTATGCATCCGACCGAAGACAGCCAGGCGTGCACAACGCAATTATCAAACGCTCGACAGCAGCCCAACCACCACGAGCGGCAGCCGCAAGTATTTCTCCGCGCATCTCTTGCGAGCAAATCCGATTCCATTGAGCCGGCGTGATCAACCCCACAAGCACGCTCCCGGCCTCGTCTTCGTTCGCAATCTCCTCATCCGTTTTTTCCGCATCCAAACCCATGAGAGCACGCAGCCCACGAGACCAGAGTAAATGCTTGCGTCCCTTCATCGACCTCGCCCACTCGATGAAAAGAGCTCCGGCCCACGTCGCTCCATCAGCAGCCCGCCGAAGAAGATCCCAAGGAGTATCCGAAGAATCCACCCGCGATTTCTTGCTATGGGCCCTAGCCACTTCATGGGCAATCGTCCACCTGGACGCCCCACCGGTCAGCAAATCACCACCAGCAGCCCGAGCACGATATTTGTCTAAACTCTCAGAGCAACTCCCGCTCAGACCCGATTCAGCAACTTCAATCGTCGGACTCATAGCCGCCAAATACTCATCAGGATCATCGGCACCGCTTATCTTCACCCCATGCCCATTCGGCACTCGACCATATTCAGTTGCACAAGCCGCCTGCCAAAGTGGCAAAATACGAGCTGTCAAAAGCACTGTGTCACACATGCCATCAAGAAATAACACCTCGTGGGAATGCAAATGCCAGCCGTTGAGCCCATACGTAGCCTCAAGAGCACGCACCGAGCCCTTTAGACCTACCGATTTAGATAACGTCTTCCAAGATTTCCGATTCAGTAAAGTACGGCGGGACCCTTGATAGCCTTCCAACACCTCAAGAAGACTTTGCTCAATAGAATGAGGCAGAGTCAAACTCAATAGAACGGTAGCACCACCGAGACAATGCCAAATCCGCACAGCGACATCGATCTCTTCTCGTCGTCGCTCACTGATTTTTGAAGCGCATATCGGGCAAACCCAAACAGAATGGCACGTCTCAAGACCACCAAAATGAGGAACTTTTGAAGGAGACTCCTTCACGGAAACAAAGCCAGCAAACCGTTTCCTACAACACTTACTCACGGCTTCATCAGGTAATAAATCACGAGCCACCGACTGAAGCCGCCAACGACCTAAACGAGCTGTAATCATGGACTCTTCATGAACACTCGACACAAAAAAACCTCCTGTACACATCGCACAAGAGGCCAAACTTGACACCACAGCACCGTTAGATTAATCTATTCGGTACAACTCTTTATGGTGATCGCCCAAGCGCCTCTTGTGCGATTTACCGAAAAACGGGATAGACGCGCCAACGTTTATCCCGTTTCTATTTACACAGATTTTCTAAAACCTCCTTCACTTGCTCAGGCTGATTCCAATCCGCACCTTTCGCACGCTTCACAGCATGCTTCACAAGAGCAGAAAACCAATCATGTGGCTTCAAATTCGCAACAGACAACGCCCGCTTTAACTCTATCCAATCTTCTTCGGGAACTGCTACAGTGATTCTCACCTTTCCGACTCCTAATCCCAT